ATGGCAAAGCCGATCATCACGCTCAATGGCCTAAAAATCGTCATTATGTTGGGAATGCTGGTCATTATTCTCTGCGGTATCCGTTTTGCCGCCGAGATCATCGTGCCGTTTATTCTCGCATTATTTATTGCTGTTATATATAACTTATTTCGCATAACACATTGATTTAATTAAATAATTAACACCACAAAAAGTGCCAAAAATCGCAAAATGACTACACCAGTGACTACACCGTTCGGTGCACTGTATGAAACAACGTGGAACAAATAGACACAAGAAATATACAGGCGGATCATCTTTCCAGGGGGAAGCACACCAATTCATGAGGGGCGTTAATGTCGATATGGGGATCCCCACCTACCGGAATTTTTTTCCGGTTAAACGTTAATCAGGCTGGTGGGCTTTACCTGTTCGGTAGGTGTTATGATTATCGTAATACCTTTCCCCCAATGGGGTAAAAGCATCAACCGTAACGAAAGTCGTTATGGTTGCCACTGATACCCCAAATTTGGGTATCACGAGTAAGCCCCAAAATCTGGGTGTTACTCTTACTACCCAAACTACGGGTAGTTTCCGTAGTTTCATGGTCGAGTTGCAGATCTGCAACTCCCCCATTAACCACAGGCGAATTTCCGCCTTCGGTCATTCCTTAATCATCTGCGTAATCATAATGATTATTCAGCAAGCGCAATTTTGCGCTTTGCTTAAAGTTCAGCGAGTTACCGCGCCGACTTCCTCAAATTGAGGTTTCCGAAAATATCAGCGGGTTAGCGATTAAGCTGACCATTAATTAAACTGCGAAAATGTCGTAGTTGTGAGGGGTGTAGCCAACCCATTTTTGGGCCGTCGGGAATATCAACCAGTTACCGCCGCAACCGCTCCGGCTTCTTCCAGTGGTACGTTATTTTCTCCTTCTCCCGATACATCTCCACGCGGCGACGGTAGGCCAGCAACTCAAGAACTCTGGTTCGTATGTTGCGCATATCCACGCCATTAAGTTCTATACCATCACGGCGCATCACCTCAGCAACAACACGCGCATAGTTTTCGGCTGTCACGCTGTCCGGCTGCGTGGCCTGTTCGTCAGCCTGCTGGCTGATTCCGGCAACGCGGCGGATTAATCCCGTTATTTCGGCTTCTGTCATGCTGCTGACCTCATTACACCCCGCTAAATTCTTCCAGTTTCTGGCGGTGGCTGTCGCTTATATCAAAAGCAAAATCCTCATGCTCTGCCTGGAATGTACCAAACGCCATCAGCGCCGCCACGCTCGGGTCTATCTTGTTCGGTGATTTTTTCTTGTTCGGCTTGATATTGGCGTTCGCGTCACTCTGCATCACGACGTTACTCATCGACCAGGACAACACCGGATCGCCACGATGCACAATCACCCTGCGGTTAACAAAAACTTCGAACGATTTCGCCGCCGGACTGAATCTGAGGTAGGTTTGCGGGAACGGCTCCACCTCAAAACCTGCCCCCTGTAATTGCGTTCTGAGATGCGTGGCGTTCCACGTATCAAAGCCCACCAGCCTGATATTAAATTTCTCCGCGTCCTGCATGATGTCATCTCTGATCCGGTCGTAATCAATGCAGTCGCCAGGCGTTGTGCGTATCCAGCCTGCTTTAGCCCACTGACGATAGATGGCGCGGTTTTTATTGGCGGGGTTCTGTAGCTGAAATTCCGGCAGATAGTGACGGGAAACCAGCATAATGGTTTTACCGACCGGAAAGGCATAGCACACGCTGGAAATATCGCTGGTTGATGATAAGTCCAGCCCCGCGTAACACTCCTGGCCGTGTAAATCTTCCTCCGTGAACGTTCCGGCACACTCAGCCCATGCGCCGTTACCCATCCACGGGGTAGCCCCCTGGCACCAGATATTAAATCGCTTTGTCATCATCTCCACCCACTGCGACGGAATACCCCGCGCTTTCTGGATGGTTGAGGCCAGTTTTTCACGATCGACGGAAACATCAATATTAGGGTTCGCCTTTATCCACATCGCCGGATCATCAACCTCGTTTTCGTCGTCCAGTTCGTAAATCAGTACAAAAATTGAATCGTTAACCTCTTCGCCGTCCAGGATCTGGCAGCAATAATCATAGTGCTGCTTACAGGCTGAAACGACGTTGCTGCCTGATGTGGTAATGGCAAATAACAGCCCTTCGGGACGTGCGCCCATCCCCAGCTCAAGCGCGGAATAAACGCCGTTATCGGGGTGCAAGTGGTATTCGTCCACGATGGAAAGGCTGGGGTTTGTTCCCTCGATGGTTGCCGCTTTTGCTGCCAGCGGCTTTAACAGGCTGTTGCTTTTCGGGTGTATCACCTTATGCGCCTGAATATTCACCCGCCTGCGTAACGGTCGGGATAAAAGGCACATCTGACGCGCATCATCAAAGACGATCCGCGCCTGGTCACGGCTCACCGCTGCGGTGTAGATATCCTGCTGACCGTTCTCCATAATCAGAAACCAGTTAGCCAGAATCGCGGCGGTCGTGGATTTCGCATTTTTGCGCGGCACTTCGATAAAGGCGCTCGTGTATTTGCGCCGTCCGGTGGCCTTAACCTTAAAGCCGAGGATGCACGCAAAGGCGAACTGCTGCCACGGCTCCAGCTCAATGGGTCTGCCACGCATCGGTCCTTTTACGTGCGGGCACACCCTGGAAAAGGCAATAAACCGCTCCACAACCTCACGATCGAACGTGTAAAGGGGGCTTTTAAGGTCCGAAAAGTACCGTTTAACGGCCTGTTTCAGCCGTTTACAGGCCGGAATTTTGCCCGTTTTTACGTCTTCTGCGTACTTATTCCAGGCGGTCAAGCTCGTCCTCTTCTTCTGTTTCCGGTGGGTTTTTACGGCGGCTTATCGGGTCAAAACCGAGCAAGGAGGCCATTTTTATCATCACCCTTTCAGCGTCTGATTTCGCGCTTAATGCGGGGTTTCTGCTCTCGCCGCCCTGACTGTTAACAATGCTGAACCCGCGCGCCGCAAGGTCTGCGACGGCTTTCCGGTAAATGGAGTAGTTGACACAATACAGTTCCAGATTGCTCCAGTCGGCGGGGGTCAGGTCTCCCCGTTCCGCAAGCTGCCGCGATTTTTCCCGCCACTGCTTCACGGCGATGTCATCCAGGTAGGCGGGGGCTTTCGGTGGTCTTGCCATGCTTATTTTTCGCCAGATTATTTTTCAAAAAATTCCCGTGCATAAAAATTTGAGGAGGCGTTCGGTGCCCGGCGGGGTCGGGTTTGTCCTGAAAACGCCCCCCACCCCGTCATACAGCCTCATCAGCGATTGCGGAAACATTCCATAACCTCGCGGTCACGGTCGGTTAATCGCTTCGCTGTGATGCGTTCTGCGCGTCCTGACGCTTTATCTTTATGCCCTGTTTCCTGTGTCTTCCATGCGTCACGCTGCCTTATAAGTCCACGGATAAGGCGGTTTTGTTCCCGCTCATTCATCAGCGTCATACATCCAGTTATTGCGGTTAGCGGCCCGTTCTTCCTCTTCATGAAATCCACCTGCGGCACGCTTGCTTTTTGTTGCCGGATCAAGCCATTTCGTTTTCTGGTTATGACACGCCTGGCACAATGGTTGATGGTTCCATTCGGGCCAGAAGAGAACATCATCACCGCCATTAATCGGGATAATGTGATCCACCACCACGGCGGGCGTATATATCCCCTTCTCAAGGCATCGCACGCATAACGGGTTTTTACTCAGATACATGGCGCGGTATTTGTCCCACTGTCTGGAGTACCCACGCGCGCGGCGGTGTCCTCGTCTGGCATCCTCTGCACGCCATGCCGCCCGCCTGTGCTCCTCACACTTGCCGGACTTCACGCGCCTGTTACAGCCTGGTTCTGTGCATCGTCTTAATGGTTGCCACGGCATCAGTACACCCCCACATCACGGTAAGCCGTCCAGAGCGCGCCAATCGTCATGGGTACGCGCGTTTTTGCGTTATCCGCTACCAGCTGGCGATTCTCGTACAGGTGAGCGATAAACATCATGCAGCCAATCTTTATGGCTGGCGTGAACTCCAGCCCGTCATCAAAGCGCCTGCCTATATGTATCTGGCACGCCTCAAGCGATGCGGCAATGTATCCGCTGATTAACTGGTCTTCCTCGTCGCCATCGATGCGGCAATGGAGTTTCACTTCTTCCAGGGTGATAAGTTCTTCTGTCATTTTTCCGCGCCCTCACGACAAAGAATTTCAAGGCGTGTCCTGGCGGCATCCGGCAGCGGCTGCCCGATGATATTCAGTACACGCCCCGCCAGCGGCCCCGTACTGACCTTTATCCGGCTGGTGGCGTTGATGTCCTTCCGGTACCGTATCCAGATCCTTACGGTACCAATCGCCAGCTCTGCACCCGATGAAATGGCCTCCTTGCTGCTGATCATGTTCACGCTTGCCCAGAGTGTGTGACCGTCCTCCCACGTTTCGAGTATTTCGCCGGTTATATCCCTGGTCTGTTTCAGGGTCTGAATCGTTACCCTGTCACGCAGTCGCCCTATGTTCATTCCGGTTTTTCTCCCTCGCTGATTTTTACTTCCTGTTTCCATGCCTGGCTGAACTCATCACCACCATCACGCGGGGACAGCCCTTCACGTTCGCGGGCTTCGTTCGGGCACATAACGCCGGATTTGATGCCGCGTTCATAGGTGGCAAAGCGTTCGCCAGGTGTGGCCCGTAACAGGTCCGCGCTGTCAAACTCCACCTGATACCGGATACCAGGTACAGGCGAGGCCACCAGCAGGGCGTTTTTTATCTGCTGCTCAAAGTTCGCCAGCCACGGGCGCATCGTCATAGTGAGAAATGCGCGGCTTGCCTCGCTGAAATTGCTGTAGGTGCTGTTGCTGTATTCCTGCAGAAAAATCGGCGAGACGTTGAACATTCGGGCGATGTCTTCAATGGTGAAGCGACGGGAGGCCAGCCATTCAGCATCCTGATTACTCATGCCCAGCTGCTGATAGCTCATACCCCCTTCAAGGATGGGCGTTTTTCCGGCGTTTCTGGCCCCTTTGTAGCGTTCCAGTGCGGCTAATGCCTGTTTGCCTTTCACGCCGTCCAGCCATTCGCCTGACGTGATAACCCCTGCCGCCATCATGCCATCACGCATCACGCTCGCGCCGTGGCGTTGTTGGGCCAGCCCAAGCCCCAGCGATTCGCGGCAGATGGTTACAGGTGAGCGCCCCATAAAACCGTCATCCGTGGAGTAACGAAGGTGGAGAACCTCCCACGGTAAATAGTTGCGGGTGTTTCCGGTGTAGGCGTCAGTGATGCAGTAGCGCCAGTTGTGTTCGCCTGTCTGCTCCACGTTCACCGACTGCGGCGGGTAAGGATGTAAAGCCACCGGAAAACCATCACGCCCCCACTGAATCACCGCATAAGCATTACCGTTTAACAGGCAGTGGCGGATCATCATTCGCTTAAACTGGTAGGGAGTCTGCCACGCGTTCGGGCGCTCGTTGAGGATGTGATCGACCGGATGAGAATCAAGCCACTCTCGGGCCTCCTTCCCCTTCTCATTGCGTACCAGGTACAGGTAACACGGCATGGTAGCCACCGCCTCAGAGATGACCGTGACGGCGTTCATGACGGCGGGCAGTGATTCCGCTGTCCCCGATGATACGTACTCACCCGACCCCGTGTTCGATGTGCCGGCCAGCGCCATAAATTCATCCAGCGTCATGCTGCGCTGCTCTTTTTTTCTTCTGAAAGGCCACATATCACACCCCCGCTAAATCCGCCCACCAGCGGCGATTATCCGCACGCGGCATTTTTTCGGGGTGCTGCTCATACAGGGAACGGCGGGCCAGCTCCACGCCGGAATCAGGGTAAGCCGGTACGGATGTAACGGTAATTTCGTACAGTTCCGCCACCAGCACGGTGCGCACGCATGGATCTGTTGTGGTATCCCATACATCCTTACGGGAACGAAAGCCAAAGCTCATGCCGGATATATCACCACGTTTAACCAGTTCGATAACGTCCCGCCCTGTACTGGTATCCGGTGGCGTCAGTTCAAAGCGTAACCCTGTGTCGTCCTCTTCCAGTTTCAGCGATCCGGAACGGGTGCGCCCCAGTAACATGCTGTGGTCATGCTCATACAGGCCGCGAACGTCATTACCCGCCGCAAGCCACTCAGTAAACGCCCCCCGCTGAAATTTTTCGTAAAACTCACCCCATAGCAGATCAGAAAGGTTATTCCAGCGAACAACGTAACCCGTCAGCGTGTTGCTGGCGCTGGTGGTTATTTCCGATGACCGGATTTCCATACTCTTCATAATTTTTTTCACCCATAAAACACTAAAGGGGCTTTTTAGCCCCTTCTGTATGCTGTTAATCGTCGTCCTGTGGCAGTTCCAGAATCTTGATCGCGTTCGAATCCACCACGCCACCGCCTAAATATTTCTGCGTGAAAATTTTGATGAATCCTGGTTCTGTCAGGTTGTCCGGTCTGGTGCGAACACCTGTTTCGTGATCAACAATGTAGTAACCGCGTTTGAAGTCACCCAGGGCAATAACGTTATCAGGCATAAACTCCAGATATTCGACCGGAAGGCCCAGCAACGTATCAGGATCACCCGCCTGTAAACGGTCGCGCCAGATGTAATCACCGTTCGCGTTCTTCACCTTCTGAAGTTTTGCGGCCGTCGTGGAGTTAACCACCCAGACCGCGTTTTTGCGGTATTTTTTACGTAATGCAAATTTCAGGTCGATCAGCGGGTCCGCAGATGTCCACGCCAGAGATTCGGAAGGTTTAATTACCTGTAACGTACCAAAATCACGCTCTTTGTCGTTCTTCTCTGCACGGGGTACGGATAAAAAGCCTTTTGCTTTTTTGTCACCGTCGCCCACAACCAGATCGCTTTCTTCGGTTTCCGTGAAGGTGTCGCCAATCTCACCCGTCAGCCATGAAAGGATGTCCACATCGGAAAAATCCACGATTTCCTGTGTGGTGCGCGGGTACGCATAGACCGGATACAGCTTAATGCTCACCTCGTTAATCTGCGGGGTGCTGGTCTGTTCGCGTGCCTTACCCTCTTCACCGTGGTTAACGGTCGCACCGCCAGCGGAAACAAGCTGCTTAAACTCGTTGCTGCTGATTTTCTTCACGGTACAGATGCGGCGCATGGTGGATTCATCCGCCAGCATTCGCATGATTTCGGTGTTCAGCTCGGGGATAACGGTATAACCACCATCAGCGGGAACGCCTGTACTCAATGCGCGGGTTTCACCTGTCAGAATGTAGTGACGTAGTTCGGCGGGGTCAGTGGTCTGGCTGTTTTTGCCTGGTTTACTGCGCTCTTCGTCAGCAACGGCCTCAAGGCGGGAGATGTCTTTATCGAGTGATTCAGCTTTAGCGCGTAATTCGTCAAATTTTGCGCCCTCAGCATCGTTAAGGCTGCGGTTTTCTTTTTCCGCGTTCTCCAGCATGTCGCGCATCTGATTTTTAATGGCGGTTTTCTGCTGGCGTAATTCGATTATTCTCGGCATAAAAAAAGTCATGGGGTTAAGTAAGGAACTCCAGGACGCGGCAAAAACTCAACCGTTTTTCATAAGGAAATCAGCAATCGCACCGATCGTTTTCCCGCCTGGTAATGAATATTGGCGAGAACATTAACAGGCGGAAAAGTGGCCCCAGCGTCCTGGCACCACGGGCGAGAATAATCATGATTCAGTTCGGGTAAAATATGCCGATCCGCTCAGTGAACAACGTGGAACAACCACGAACAAATAATTTACAAAAAATGACAAAAAGCCGGATTGCTCCGGCTGTTGATTAGCTGTCTGGGTAATTACGCCATATTTCATCGCTTACACCATCTATACCCATTTCAGCATAAGTGCGATCTACTGCCTTTCTCAGGTCTCCGAAGTTATCCGGCGGCTCCGGTGGCTTCTGTGCCTTCCTGGAACATTCCAGCCGTCGCATCGTAACCTGATGCCGTTCCTTGTCTGTCTCCACCAGCAGCATGACTTCACCCCATCGCGCCGCCGCCCTCCGGTAAAAGCCTTTCGCCTCGAGTTCTTCCGCTATGCGGTCATGTACCATCGCCACCCCCTCAGAACGGAATACCGTCACCGTAAGGGTCATCGCCTCCCGCTGGTGGCTGATTACCCTGTGTGCCTGTGGTTTTGCGTCTGTTCCCGCCAGGACGTGCCGCACGGGCACTGATTACGCTGTCTGCAATAACCTGATAACCCTGCCGCGTTTCCCCGTTCTGTCCGGTCCACTGGCTGACCTGCATCGTGCCGGATACGCTGGCAACGTCGCCTTTTTGATGTTTAGCCAGGAAGTCGGCCTGCTTACCAAATGCGATGACCGATAACCATAACGTCGCCTGTCCGTCCTGTGCCTGGCTGCATGGCAAAGATACCGCCATACGCGCCAGCGTCATCGGTGTGCCCTTGCTGGTCTGTTTTACCTGCGGGTCGTCCACCAGCCGCCCGTAAGCGGCTATCTGTGCCGTCATAATTCCACCTCTCCGGTTTTAACGTTGATGGTTGTTACCTGTTCCGCTTCGGCAATCTCCCGTTCTGTCAGCGTGGCAAAGTTTGCCGCTGCTGTGGTCATGAATGCGCTTATCAGTTCGGGATGTGCTTTCGCGTATCCTTCCCCGGCGTTGCGGTCGATGATTTTTATCGCCACCCTCAGCCAGTGTTCTGTCAAATCAAGGGCGTGAGATTGTGGTTTTTTGGCGTGCTTCGTTGTCACAGGCTTTACCTCACAGCAATAAAATAAAATTTTTGCATTTCAACCCTTCACCTGTTCACCTTTTACAATTTTCCCTTTTTATTCATGATGTTAAGGGGTGAACAGTTTCACAAAAACTATTCACCAACTGTTCACCACTGTTCACCCTTAAAGCTCAATAAAGAATCAAAAAGGTGAACAGTGAATAGTTTGGTGAACAGTTCATAAATAACTGTTCACCCTATAATATACTGATATAAAAGACATTTATTGCAGGCTGAACAGTGGTGAACAGTTATTCCATAAGTTTAATTTTTTCCATCGTCATTTGTGACCGATGCACATGATGGCATCCAGTCTTCTGAATCCTCTGTCAGGGTCACATTTGAACGCAAACCGTGCTTCGTTTTCCGTTTCATATACTCCCTGCCATATTCCGCCATTGCCCCCGGCATATCTTTACCGAAGCGCGTCAGTGTTACAGGTTTACCGAATCCGTGTGCCCTCATATATGCCAGATAGGCGTGATAAAGATACCTGCGCGGACTGAACGGAATAATTTCGGCATTACCCACTAACAGACCATCACACATTACCGACGACATGAGATAGCCGCAGAAGTCCACCAGCGAATCGCCCTCGCGTTTTATCACCAGAGCTTCTTCTGATTTCTGCTGCTCATACAGCAGGCGTTTAGCTTCGTCCTGGTCAGAAAAACGAGTAAGCAGGTGGCGAATCACAACCGCCAGCTCTCCTTCTATTTTTTCTGCCAGCATGGGGTCGCGTTCGTTTTCCGGTACAACCTCCGAAAAATTGAATATCACCCGACGACGTGAAATCCCCCCGCTGCGGTCACTGAATGACATGGCGTTATTGTTCACCGCCAACACTACCGCCTGAATGCGTGTTGAGTAGGGGGCTTTATGCTTCGGGTCGATTGCCACCTTGTCACCGCCTGTAATGGCCTTAATTCCTGCGCCATCACCAGCGTAACGGGTCATATCCGGCATGATAATCAGCGAAAAGCCAACCACTAACGCGCGTTCCCTGGCATCTTCCAGCGCCTTCATGCTTGCCGATACCGTGTTGGCCTTACCCGCCAGCATGGTGCAAATCTCCGCCATCACGCTTTTACCACTTCCCCCTGGACCTGTTACCTCAATGAATAACTGCCAGTCGTACCGGTTCGCCAGCACCATGAATAATGCAGCCAGTACGCGATCCGCCTTGCGGTCATTCTCAGCCACCGAACGGCGTAACCACTTCCAGAAATTCGGCGCATGTGTTGCCAGCGTTTCCCCCTCTGCTGGTGGGCTGAAAGGTAATTCACTGGCAATTAACAACCAGTCGTTTTTGTTATGCTCCCGAAAATTACCTGTTCTGGTATCAAATACCCCGTTACTGAATCCAATCAGGTTACGGGCTGTATTCCCCATTACAGGCAAACTTAACTTCATGGTATCGACCGCCGATTTAATGGCGTTCTGCGAATAGCTGATCTCCGCATCAATGAAAATCTGTGCCATAGCTCGCTGTAATTCTTTATCCTGTACTGGCTCCCATACAACGCCGTTGTAATGGTGAACAGTGTCAGAGTCAGCATGAATCGCCAGTTCACCGCCATAATGTGCCAGGAGAACTTCGCCGCGTTGACTTGCTCCCATCTGGTTAAGCGCCAGTGATGAAGCGTTATCGTCTTTTACCCGCTCTTTTTTCTTTACAGGCAGTTCAACTACCTTTTTCTTTTCCGCCTGCTCTGCCCGTTCACGTTCCAGATATTCGCGCCAGTTCTCCCGTTTCTGGCTGTGCATTCCTTCAGGGTAATAATCAGCATCCCTGACACCTGCCGCTGCCAGTTTCTGCCCGATGGTATTAACAAGCCCCGGACGCAATAACCCCGCCTGGTAGAGACGCACCCGATAGCGTCCGTCCGGTACGATTTGCAGCTTATCCAGTTCGGCAAGTTGTTGTTCTCCAAGCCAGACAGGAGGCACGCTGTCGCCAGCCAGTCGCCCGTCCTGTTCCTGCCACTGCTTCGCATGTGCCCACGCATCATTACCCGCAAAAATGATGACTTCCGTCATTTTGTCACGCGGCTGGTGTTTTAAATTTGGCGCTTTTTTCATTTCTGCTCTCTCCACGCGGCAATCATGTTTTTCAGTTCCTGTAGTTTTTTATCAACATCCATACATGACACATGGTTATTTCTGGAAAGCGGGATTTCCCGCCTGAATCTGCTAATAAAGATCTCCACGTTCAGCGAACTATGAAATGAATAGCCATCACGAATAAAATACACACGGTCAAACATCAGTTCTTTTACCGTTACTCTGTTACCGTTCTTATCCAGATAAATAGCGCCGGGGATAATTTTGGGGTGTGCATAACCGCTGGCAGTCAAGCCAGATAAATACGTTCTCATGATTATTTATCTCAGATTTGAATCAGTATTCGCTTTCTCTATGGCATTTAATGCATCTGTGGCATTTTCAATGGTGCACCGTAACGAAATATCAAACTTCCCAAGCATTGCCAGTAACAAGCCAATATTACCCATGTCAATGCGCATAGCCTTTTCGTCATATTCCTCATTTTCTGACGCATGCCACATCAGGCTACCAATTGACGAAACAGCCATTGATATATTGTCAGTAGCCCCATCCGCAGCGGAATAAACCTTTTTAGCAATATCATGCTCACAGTTAAAATGCGGATTAATCAGGTACTGGTAATTGGTCATGTCAGGCATGGAACACCCCCTGACGAATACGGGCGGCGAATACCATCACGCAGCCATCAGGAGATTGCTGACGCGCTTCCTGTTCGCTGGTGGCCTCGATGGTAATCACGCGCGGTTGTGCCGTGCTCAGGGCGATAAAACGCCAGATGTATTTATTCAGGTTGTGCGAGTCCCGCCCTTGCGGGTGTATGGTATGATTTCTCATAGCTGCCTCGATACTCTCGTTATCGTTGGTGGTTAGACGCCCCGTATGTGTTTCCGGCACTGCGGGGCGTTGCTCTTTGTATTTCAAAAATCATTTCGGTGTGTTTCATGTTATGAGCGCATGAAACACACGTCAAGGCTTTTTGTATTTCTTTTTTTGTGTATACTGAAACACACCGATGATTAGGAGTTTCAGAAATGGCAACAGCTAACAAAAACGCAAAATCACAACTGACAACTGTCAGAGTCCCACTAGATGTTATGCAAGGGATGGAATCCGTTAAGCTGGACGGCGAAAGCAATGCCGGATTTATCGTAACCGCCATGCGCGGAGAAATAGCCCGCCGCCAAGCAGAAGGCAGCGGAGAAAATCCCCTTGTGTCGTCACTGGATGCCCTGGCTAAGGTCGAACAAATCGGCATCAAAGCAGCGGAAGAAATCGGGCAGCTTGTCACCGTTGCACGCGAAGAACTCCAGCGTCGCAAGACCAAAGAACCAGAGTAATCACCATCAGCGCCGTGGTGTAAGGTATTACGGCGCATTGCTATGCAGGACAACACAATGACCGATAAAGAATTGACCAAAACATTATCACCGGCACGGAAAAGACGGCGCAGAAAGATAGAGCATGAATCAGAAAGATTCGCGCCATGTGCTTTTGCCCTTGAGCAATTCCTTAAAGAGTACAGGGAAAAGCGCTCATTGCAGGTATGGCAACGAACTGAACCAGACTGATAGCATTGCCCACCAGCCTGATAGCGACTATCATTTCCGTTCTTATGTTTGGGATCACACACACAAACGGCGCAGCGGGTTATCTGTTCAGAAAGGCGGCTCCATTTCGGGACCGCTTTTTTTATTCCTGAAAAACCCCAATTTTGTTGTTTTTCAGTTTCACCAGGGCGAACGAATCCCCGCCCACGTTCGGGCGCATATTCAATCTTCATGGTTATATCTCTGTATTAGTGGATGTGTGGCGGCTGCGTGCCGCCAGCGTGATTAATGAACTGCCTTGCAGCTATCCTTCCAGGCCAGAACCTCGGATAAAGACCAGCCAACGGAACGACCGCCAAGTTTACGACGTGATGGGAATTGTCCGGCCTTTTCCAGGCGGTAGCGGCATGAGCGGCTAAGGCCTGTTAGCTTTTCGCATTCTTTTTCACGTATAAACCGATCAGTGCTTAACACTATTGCCCCCTTTCGTTTCTTAAAGAGTTATTTCGTGTTCTATTGCGTTGGGATGTGTCTGATTGTGTCAGGATGATTCAGAGTTGGCAAATGTTGAGGCTGTATGGTTTACAGAAAGAGGAATAATCAGGATAAAATCATTTAAATTCATGTTAATACAAAGGCATAAAATATTGTTTAATGCCTTTTTTCTCGCTATTTAAAGAGTGATTCGCTAGTGTATAAAAAACCAGTAACACATTAAAAATCAGCTACTTATAAATCTGTACACTTTTTCGCCTCTTGTTCGTAGTTGTTCCGCATTGTTGCTCATTGTTGCACGTTGTATCTGTTCGCATATCCAGTATGCGCATACTGAAAAAATACGAAAAAAATTATTTTCTTCTGGCTACTGGTAGCGTGGTTACGTTTTCATGTGTTCCCGCCAGTATCCCTAACCGCTCCATCCACATATCCAGCGCATTGCGTTTAGCATCCAGATAACGGGAATGATTATAAACTCGCTGCATTCCTGGCATCTGGTGGCCTGTAAGCTGCTCCACGACATGCGGATCAACGCCTAAATCGTTCAGCATGGTTGTAAAGGTGCGCCGGATGTCATGCAGTGACCAGTGAGGGTGATTAAGCCTCCTGTGCGCTAATCTTCCATACTGCGATACGCTGGCCTCCTGTTTCACTGCCCCCAGCAATAAGCCCGTGTGCCTGTTCTGCTCCACCAGCTGCGTGACGAACGGCAGGATCGCTTCCGGTATGGGCCGGAATATTGCGACCTTCGTTTTGCTGTGCTCCTTCGGAACGGTCCATAGCATTTCCGTAAAATCCCACTCCCCGATCTCCGATAACCTCAGTTCTACCGTTCTGGCTCCGAAGACAATCAGGAGGCGGATTAACGCGACGTAGTAAGGGGAAAATATTTTTTTATCCAGCGCCTGCAATAACTCGCCCAGTTCTTTGGTGCTTAAGACACGTTCGCTTATATCCGGTTTTTTCCCAACGTCCGCCACGTTCAGATCGTCCAGAACGTTGCTGATTGCATAGCGCCGCCTACGGCAGAACTTAAGCGCCTGTTTGCACGCCTGTAGCACGAATCCGGCAGTAACAGGCGTTCGCTTTGCCACCTGGTCAAAACAGGCCAGCCAGTGCCGTAGCTCGCATTTATCCAGCGGCATAGCACCAATCTGCTGTATTACGTGATTATTAAGTCGCCTTTTCAGGGCGATATAATCCACGCGGTTTTCCTTTACGTAAGACTCAAGCCAGTAGGTGAGCGCATCGCCAACCGTTACGGGCTTTAACGCTTCCTGTACGGTGTAATTCATCTCATGACGTGGATTTTTCCCCTCAGCCAGCCATGCGCGGCACTGGGCGGCTTTTTCCCTGGCTGCTTTCAGACTCAGATCAGGATAATTTCCCAGCTTAATACGTTCCGGTCGTGTCTCTCTTCCCGTTCCTGCCCTGTAAGTGAAATACCAGGTTAATTTCCCTGATGTTAAATATTTCACGCTCAGATTTCCGCCATCGCTATAAAACGTGTTTTTCTCCGCTGGCTTACCATGAAGTTTCCTTAGCAATGTGTCGCTCAGTTTGTTCAT